GGTTGATTAAATACTTATACTAAGAATAGTAGATGTTCACTTTACTGAAGTGAGGCATCTGGCCCAAACACTATCATAGCTGGTTTCGGATCTATTAATGATGCTTTAGCATTATTACATAATCCTACAGTTATGTTTAGTGTGATTAAAACTCTAACCATTAGACTAAATATTGGATTACTCCTCTATTTATTCTTCGTGATTGTAGTTTTAGGACCCCTATATCTTATTATGTTTCTTTTTCAAGAACCCTTTAGATTAGGTAGGTTATCAGTTGTTAGAGACCAAGCTGGAAAAGCAAGAGTTATAGCAATAACTTCTTACTGAGTCCAACTTTGCCTTAAACCTCTTCACAAATTCCTCTTTAATAAATTAAGAGAACTTAGTGATGTAGATGGTACTTTTAATCAAGATCATCCATTTGATAGGTTACTTAGAAGAAATTCTAAGATTAAACCTACTTTGTATGGTTTTGACTTGAGTGCCGCTACTGATAGACTACCAATTATACTTCAGGAGGATATATTAAAACTTATTGGTTTTAATTTACCTTGAAGGATATTATTAGATATAGATTGATATCTAAATTTTGAGTCTCCTATTAAAGTAGAACCTAGGTTCTATCCAATAGGTGATACTCAAAGTCTAGATTTTGACTCCACTAGAGATTTAGCTTTACCCTTTCATAAAGGCATTGTTAAAGTCGATAGTGTCAGATATATCGTCGGGCAACCGATGGGTGCCCTTTCCAGTTGAGCTATGCTTGCTATAACGCATCATGTGATCGTTAAAGCAGCCTCAATTTTGGCTGGAAAGGAAGATTTTAAGGATTATTGTATTCTTGGTGATGACGTCGTTATTGCTAACGATGAAGTCGCTGAACAATACTTAGTTCTTATGTCTTCTCTAGGCCTCTCAATTAATCGTCAAAAATCATTAGAATCTAAAGATTTTACTGAATTTGCGAAAAAGTTGAAAGGTTTTAGTGGTTTAGACTACTCTCCAATAGGTGCAGGTTTAATCCTACAATCTATTAGAAGTAAATCTTACTCAATAAGATATATCCATGAGTTAATCTCCAAAGGTCTTGTTTCTATTGTTACACTTAAGGAGCAACTTACATCTTCACCAAAATTCTTTGGTGGTAGAATAAAGTTAATGCTCTGAAGTGTAGCTTTAGATTCATATATCAAATCATATCTAAAGGGAG